GAGCTGTTGCTCCATGATGCCAAAGCCATAATCGGAGCTGAGTTAGCTCACTATCGCTCAAAAGCCGTAAGGGGGGTTACACTAGATCCCAAGGAAGCTCGCATAGTCCAAGGGTACCTGGAGTCCCTAGTTAAGATTCAAAGAGAAGAAAGAGAAATTTCAGAGGCTCAAGATTTGTCTGCCCTGTCAGATGTCGAATTGCTGCGCCTAGCCAAACGGGTCTTAGAGAATAATAATAATAAGACAATAGATAAGAACGAAAGGAGCAAGAATGAAAGCGAATGAATTATACCAAAAACAAGCCGATATTATCTACGGAAAAATCGGTCATGCCAGAATGCAACAAAAACAAATCGAAGAACTCATAGAAGAATTAGAGTTCGAACTCAAAGCTCTAGTCAGAGCATTTCCTCAAATGCAAGCAGTAGAACTAGAAGTTAAAAAAGAAGACGAGCAACCTGGATGGGCAGATGAAAAAAGCTAATGACAACTGCCGCCTTAGACCTCTTGTAGATGAGGACCATGCGTTTCTCTTTAACAGTTTTCTAAAGTCTTACAGGTTCAGTCCGTTTGCAGAAAAGATTACAAACACTATTTATTTTGAGGATCACCATAAGCTCATAGAAAGAATAATTGAAAACTCAAAAGTGCTTGTAGCTTGCAACCCATCTGATCCATCTCAACTGTATGGCTACATACTGGCAGGGGAGGAAGACGGAATCCTCGTAATCCACTTTGTCTATGTTAAGCATACCTTCAGAAATATGGGGATCGGGAAAACTCTTTTAGACGCAGTAGGTCATTCGAGTGACAATGCGGCAGTTTACACACACCATACCCGAATGGCTGATAGACTCTCTTCTAAATATAATTTAGTTTACCATCCATATTTACTATTTGACCTTCCTAACTTTGTGGAGTCTACAGATGAGCAAGACTAAAGATATAGATAAAGAAAAACTTAGACTCGACTACCTCTTTGACCAGGGGATAAATTTTGTCGATAGAGTCATTCAGATTAACGAAGAAATAGATGACCATAGTTTTGCATTTATAGATTCTGCTCTCAGTGAACTAGAAAGGGCTAGTAAGAAAACTATAACTATTAGAATAAACTCTCCAGGGGGGTCTGTCTATGATGCTCTAGCCATGATAGGAAGAATCAACTCATCTAGCTGTAGAATTGTAACAGAGTCCTACGGTCACGTTATGAGTGCTGCCACACTATTATTAGCAGCAGGTAAAAAACGCCGGATGTCTAAATACTGTGTGTTTATGGCACACCAAATGTCTTACTACATAGGAGGGTCTCATGCTGAAACGAAAGAAGAAGTAGATCAAGTTGAGAAACAGGAACGTCAATGGTGCTCCTGGATGGCAGAGTTAAGTAACAAAGATGCAGACTTTTGGTACGATAAGACCTACAAGAAAAACTTTTACTTGACTCCAGATGAATGCTTAGAGTATGGAGTTATAGATGAAATCTTTTAAAAACCGCAGTCATGAAGTAGCTTATAATATGATGGAAATCAGCATAGAACTAATAGATGAAGTATTTAAAAAAGTAGACCGTATAGCTAAACGTAACTCCCACAGAGAACGTAATGGTCTAAAGCTAATAGACTCAGGACATTTCAGATGGGATATCAGGCAATTAAAATTACAAACAAGAGATAAGTTGGAGTCCATTCAGACTCTACTAGAACAATATGGTGATGACACAAAACTCATTGCTAGAAAACCGGAACCACAGGAGACAGACGAATGAAAAAATTGTTGACCTTAGCTATTTTAGGGGGGCTGCTTTTAGGCACCTTTTTGTCAATTGAAAAAAAAGAAGTATTAGAGAACAAGTATGATGTTTCTATTGGAGCCATTAATGGATACAGTATAGGACCTACGCTAAAAGATTTTAAAACAGCAGCAAAAGTAAACGGAAAAGACAAAGTAATTGACATGGTTATTAACTCAGGTGGGGGTTCAGTTCACATCGGGTTAGAAATGATTGAAGAAATGAAATACCTTAAAAACCTAGGGTACAAATTTAACTGCTATGTTCGTAATGCTTACTCCATGGGGTTTGTAATTCTACAATACTGTGATCACAGAATAGGAAGTTCTAACTCAACCTATATGCACCACCTAGTACAGGTAGGATACGGTAGACCTGATAGAAATGAAAACAATAAAAAACTGTTTAAAGCACTTGACTTTTTTGATAAACTAGTGTTAGATGAGATATCTAAAAGAATGGGTGTAGATCCTGCTAAGTTTTTTGAAATCTACAAAGATGACAAGTGGTGGGATGCAAAAGAAGCTTTGAAGTCTAACATTATAGACGAGATAAAGTCATTTAGTTTAGTAATAAAAAAAGTAAAATATAAGTTCGTACCATTTTGGAGGAGGTTCTAATGAAATATGATACAGACGCAATAGACGCAGTCAGGTGTTACCAATCGGTAATGTTTGATAAACGTCAAGAAACTTATTTTGCTACTCGGCAAATAAACGAAAAGCTAGCTCTTGAGATAGAGATACTAGAAAAGATAAACATGATTTCAATTAAAAATGATAGAGATCACGTTCTTGTTCCAATTACTAATATCTCAGCAGTTTATCTTAAGTCTCCTTTAAAGTTAGAGCAAGAATCTAAAGATAAGAAAGAGAGAGCTAAAGTAGGAACTCCTAATAAAGTAGAGAGACCTAAGAAAGCTATTGGCAACATGGGAAGGTAATAACATGAGTGGTAAAAAAGCGAAAAGAGAAAGAAAAGAAGCAAAAGAAAATGAGTCTGAAAAAGAAAGACTAGAACGGTTAGCCAAAGCTACAGATTTTAAATTAATGAAACCATTTGGTCCATTCTTTGGTATGTTCACCATGCCTGATGAAGTTACAAAAGCTTTGTTAAAAAAATCTGATGAAGTCCTAGAGGATAGAAATAGAATAGACTGGGGTAAAAACCTTGTTGGTCAAATTGCTGAAGAACCTTGGATTTCTAACGAAGACCTAGATGAAATTGGTGCACTTAAATATTTAGAAGGTATGCTATACAACTACGTTTGGAATGCACTAACAGGAGACGGTCATGAATTAGAAGCTTTAGAAGTTAACTTAGATCATGCCTGGATTGTCAGTCAATATGAAAATGAGTATAATCCAATTCACTTTCACACATACTGTGATTTATCATCTGTCTTATATTTAAAAGTACCACCCTTTGATCATAGATCTAAAAGTGGAGACTTTCCAGAATATAAATTTTCTAGAGACGGTATGATTGAATTTGTATACAAAACTGCTTGTCCTACTGGGTTAGAAAAAGGATCTTTATCTTTCAACCCTGAACCAGGAAAGTTAGTAATTTTTCCATCTAACCTTTTGCACACAGTTTACCCATTTCAAGGAGAAGGAGAACGTAGGTCTATAGCTTTTAACTCTCACTGGAATGCAAGACTTAAAGGTGGAAAAGTATTTGACAAATCTTTTAGAATGAAGTCAGATCAAAAGCATGAAGAGTATCAAAAGACACTAAAATCAAAAAGTAAGGACTCTGGATTTGCAAAACGTAAACAGGGAAGCCCTGATAGCGGAGCTTCAGAAAAGGAAGACAAAAGCTGAAAAACCTAAGTTTATATTTAAAGACTTTTGTTTTGAGAAGCAGGTTGATTTTTTTCGTGGCACAGGTTCCAGGTTTAGAAATGCTGTATGTTCTCGTAGAGCAGGTAAAACAGTCGGTATAGCTGCCGATATGATAGACACTGCTATAGAGAATGAAGAAGTCAACCTGCTTTATATCACCATAACTCAACAACAAGCTAGGGCAATTATATGGTCTGACTTAGTAAAAGTTATAGAAGAGTATGAACTAGAATGTAAAACAGATAATGTTAGATTAACAATAACATTTCCTAACAAATCTAAAATCTACATAGCAGGAGCAAAAGATAGAACTGAGATAGAAAAATTTAGAGGTTGGAAACTGATGAAATGCTACATCGATGAGTGTCAATCATTTAGATCCTATCTAAAAGAACTAATAAATGACATAATCATTCCAGCCCTAAGAGACAAACGTGGTCAATTGTACCTAACTGGTACCCCTGGTCCCGTAAAAGCTGGTATTTTCTTTGATTATTCTCAGTCAAAAAACTGGAAAGCACATCATTGGACTGCATTTGACAACCCCTATATGCACTCTCCTCCTAAGTTAAACCTAGAGGAGATACTAACAGAAGAAAGAGTAATAAGAGGAATTGATGAATCAGATCCATCTTATATAAGAGAGACATTTGGTAAATGGGTGGAGGATAAAGATGCACTCGTATTTAAGTTCAGTAAAGCAAAAAACATCTTTGATAAGCTCCCTACTGAAGGGGAGTGGAACTATATTATTGGTATTGACATTGGCTACAATGACAGTGATGCTATCGCTGTTATCGGTTATAATACATATCATAAAAAAGTCTACTTGGTGGACGAACATGTCAAAAACAAACAAAATATCAGTCAATTAGTGGCTGTTATAAATGAATACAAGGACTTATATAATCCTATCAGGATGGTCATGGACGCAGGAGCCTTAGGTAAAAAGATTCAAGAGGAGCTTCGAATGAGGCATGGTCTTAATATCGAGGCTGCTGATAAGACCCGAAAGATAGAGTTTATAGAGCTACTAAACGATGATCTACGAACTGAAAAATTTAAAGCCTTCAAGAGTTCTCTATTTGAAGAGGATTGCATGCTGGTCCAATGGGACAAAGACTCGAAAATTCGTAATCCAGAAAGACCAAAAATTTCAGACACTTACCACTCTGATATCTGTGACGCTGTGCTGTATGCTTGGAGGGAATGCAGACATTATCTATCTGAAAAGCCAAAAGAAAAAATAGAGGATTTTACAGATGCCTACATGCAAGAGTTAGAAGCTAAAGAGGCTGAAGAGTGTGAACAGAGAAAAAAAGACCCATATTCTTTCGATTTGCAAAAAATGTACGAAGAGGATATAAAAGAATTAGACAATATAATAGATGAACAATAGGAGACAGCTATGTTAGAAAACCTTGAAGATGTCAAGCTGTTTATAGAATGGTGTAAAGAACATAAAGTAAAGTCATTTAAAATTGACGGCGTTCAATTTGAACTCTCAGAGTTAGCGTTTGTAGAAAATATCCAAGATTACGCAGAAAAAATACAAACTGTATCAGACGAATCAAAATTTGAAGAAGAACAACAGAAGAAAGAAGACGATGAACTCCTGTTTTGGTCTTCTAATCCGTAGGGGTAAAAATTGAATTATGAAATAAATGGTAGCCGGTGGTGGCTTGCCAATAAAAACAATTTATACCAAGAACTTTTTGCCTACGTAAGTGCCTTAGATAATAGACAAACCTATAGAGAAGCAGATAATCTTAGATTTGCTAGACTATATGGAAACTATCAACAAATGGGTCTAGGTGCTTACACATACAGTAGAATAGAAGCTTCTTACAATGTAACCAATAGGGTAACTCTTAACGTAATACAATCTCTTATTGATACGGTAGTATCAAAAATAACTAAAAACAAACCAAAAGCTACTTTCTTGACTTCAGGGGGTGATTTCAGTCTACAACGTAAAGCGAAAAAGCTTACTAAATTTGTTGAAGGCATTTATTCTTACTCAGAGTTTTATGAAAAAGCTACGATGGCATTCCAAGATGCTTGTATTTTTGGTACCGGATGTATCAAGATATTTATAGAAGACGGAGAAATAAAAACAGAAAGAGTCATAATTAGTGAAATTAAAGTAGATGATATTGAAGCTTATTATGGAAAACCACGTCAATTACATCAAGAAAAATTTATAGAAAAATCAGTCTTAAAAGCTATGTTTCCTGAGTTTGAAGCTCAGATAGATGCAGCTTCCTACCCAGATTCTCAAAGTTATGGTCAATCTGCTACAGCTAAAGACATGATAAAAGTCATAGAATCCTGGCATTTAAAGTCTGGACCAAACTCTAAAGATGGTAAACATACTATCTGTATCTCTAGTGCTACTCTCTTTGAAGAAGACTATGACAAAGATTATTACCCATTTGTATTTTTTAGATGGGGTGAAAGACCTGTAGGATTTTTTGGTCAAGGTCTATGTGAACAACTACAAGGTATTCAATTAGAGATTAATAAAATATTAAGAACAATACAAGTATCCATGCACCTAGTGTCTGTACCAAAATTATTAGTAGAAGCAAGTTCTAAAATTGTTTCTTCTCATTTAAATAACAGAATTGGTGGAGTTATTAAGTATGCAGGAACTCCTCCAGCTTATGCACCTCTTGGTGGTATTCCAGCAGAATTATTTTCTCATTTAGATCGTCTGTACCAGAGAGCTTACGAAATATCAGGTATTTCTCAA